AAAGACGCGCGTGAAGAGTTGGAGTATCAGAGACCGACAGAGGAGGAGGTCATCGAGTACATGGAGGACCGAGGCGCCCACGACCTTGCCCCTACTTTAGGCCCCGAATTTTGGAACTACTACGAGGCCAACGGATGGATGGTGAACGGGACACCCATCGCCAAGTGGAAACCGAAGGTGAACCAGTGGATTAATCGAGAACGCAAAAACCAAAGCAATGACAGACGAAAAGGATTTAACCCCGCAGGCTTCACTCCGGACGGCCTCAAGGACTTTATCGCTAACGGGTAGGACTGAGTTACTCCTGAAGGGAGAACGTGGAAATTTGACCCCTCAAAATGCGTGGGAGGAAGGAACGAACATCCGGACCGCACTCAGGCTCAACCCGCAAATGGTCCGGGCGTGGTTTCTCGCCGAGCTGGGCAGGCTCATCAAGTTCGTGGACGCAACCAAGACCATCCAAGATGACGAGGAGATGAAGGAGACGGCGCGGGCGCTCATGGAAGAATTTGTCGCCTTTAAGCTGGAGGAGTTCGCGTTGGTCTTCGAAGGCATCAAGAGAAATAAGTTCGGCCCCATGTACGGGCGCCTGAAGTTGGGCGAGCTCATGGAGTGTTGCCGGAAGTGGGAGGAGACCAGAGCCGAGAGGATTCTAGAACGTAAGCATCGTCCCGAACATGACCCTTACCAAAGGCATTCGGGCGCACGAGAGGAGCGCAAGGCTATATTGGTAACCGTAAAGGATCTCATCGACCTCGGACAAATCAAGCCACCGGAATGATTCAGGGAATACTCGTTGCCATTGCCATCCTCACTTTTGCACAGGTGGGCGCGGAGTTCTACCAAGAGCACCAGGTCCGTTTGTTCAATCTCGTTGTTCTCCTGCTCGCATGTCTCGCCCTGTTCGTATGACCCGAAAGAAGCTCATCGCACGCCTCGACAAGGTCTTTTCCCAATGGGTGCGAAGCAAGGACGCCGATCACCGTGGCTTTGTGCAGTGCTTTACTTGTGGGGTGTGGAAGCAATGGAAGACGGTCGACGCTGGCCACTTTCAATCCCGCGCGAAGTTCTCGACCCGGTGGGATGAGATGAACGTCAAGCCCCAGTGCAAGAGCTGCAACGGATTCCGCAGCGGCGAGCAGTTCCTTTTTGCTCGGCACCTGGACAGGGTTCACGGGGAGGGTACCGCAATGGATTTAGAGCAGCTATCGAATACGACCAAGAAGTTCAGCAGCGAGGAACTGGAGGCACTCATCGACGTCTACAACCGCAGACTCCGGAAGTTGTGACGCTCGACGGCTACCTCTCCCGCAATTACGACGACCTGCTGCAGGCCGCGTATCGGATTGCAGGAAAGGACGGTCCGGACCTACTCCACGAGGTCATACTTCAACTGTACCAAACCAAACAGGACACCATCGACGGCCTACTCGAAAGGGACCAGATGAAGTATTGGGTCTTGCGGGTGATGGTCAACAACTACAACTCGAAGACGTCCCGCTATCACTACAAGTGGAGAAAGGACATCGAGCGCCGCAGGAAGTTTGCACGGCACATTGTCGACTGGTGGGACGGGGACGGGGTAGCGGCACACCGCGACGAGCTCCTGACGCATATCGAGGAGCGCCTTGCCGACCTTCCGTGGTTCGATGCGGAGGTGTTTGCCATATACTTCGAAGAGGGCCACACGCTCGATTCATTTGCCGAGGCGACGGGCATCAGCCGCCACAAACTATACACCACAATCCGACGTGTCAGAAAAGAAATCCAAGGGGCTCGGCGACCAGATCGCGAAGCTGACGAAGGCGACGGGAATCGATAAGCTCGTCCACGCGGTAGTTGAGGACTGCGGGTGTGAGGAACGCCGCGCGAAACTGAATGCCCAGTTCCCCGGTCGCAACGTGGAGATGTCCGCCGAGGACGTGAGCGCCTTCGCGGAGCTGTTGCCAGCGATAGACAAGGGCGTTTTGAACCGCGCCGAGACGCGCACCATGTACGACATTTTCAATCAGACCTTCAGCGCCAATGAGAGGCCGTGCAGTTGTGCGGGCAAGAACAAGCGCATGGTCAAAAAACTACGACGAGCCTATGAGTATTCGTGTAAACCTTAAGACGTGGAGCAATTACCCGGACGCGGTAAGCAATAACGCCAAGCGTGGGATCGAGCTAAACGAGAAGGTAGGCAACAAGTGCGCCACCCAGGTCGGGAAGGTCCGCGCTCAGCAGCTCGCCAAGGGTGAGCCGGTGTCATTCGATACTGTCCAACGGATGTATTCATATCTATCTCGTGCGGAGGAGTATTATGACGAGTCAGATACCAAAGCATGCGGAACAATTTCGTATCTTCTATGGGGCGGACTGGCCGGGAAGCGGTGGGCCGGGAAGATTATGAAGGAAGAAGGCAAGCTATGAAGCGGGTCATCTATCAGAACATAATCGAGAGGGACGGCAGGAAGTACCTGGAGACAGGATACGAGGAGCAGACCCCCACCGGAGTAATCCGAACGGCTAAATTTGAGACCTACCGAGACCCCAACACACAAAAGAAACTGTTTTGAAGGCAGACATAAACACCATAAAGGAGAACCCGCACAACCCCCGGACTATTACGGAGGAGAAGTTTCGCAAGCTGGTCAAGAGCCTCAAGGAATTTCCGGAGATGTTAGAAGCCCGTCCCATCGTAGTCGACAAGGACAACATCGTGCTCGGAGGCAACATGAGACTAAAGGCCGCAAGGGAGGCAGGGCTTACGGAGGTCCCCATTTATCAATCGGAATGGAGCCACGACAAGAGCTCGGAGTTCGTAATCAAGGACAACGTAGGCTTTGGCGAGTGGGATTGGGATATGCTCGGCAACGAGTGGGATTCGTACCCCCTGGCCGAGTGGGGTCTCGATGTATGGACACCAGAGGAGGAGGAAGAACAGAACGAGAATCCGTACAGCACAAAAGTCGAGGCGCCCGTTTACAAGCCTACCAAAGCGCAACCGCAGGTCGACGAATTGCATGGGCTGGGGAAGTATGAAGAGCTTATCGCAGAGATTGACGCTACGGACCTGCCGGACGAATTGGATTCTTTCCTTCGGTTGGCCGCTACGAGGCATATCGTATTCGATTATGAGCAAATAGCAGAATACTACGCCCACGCTCCTGCGGAAGTTCAGGATCTTATGGAGCGGTCGGCATTGGTCATCGTAGACTTCGGCAGGGCTATCGAGGACGGATTCGTGCGACTCAATCAGGAATTGAAGGAACTGTACCTCGAAGAGCATGAGTGAATTCGTAGCGTTCATACTCACGCACGGAAGGCCGGACAACATCAAGACGATACCCACTCTACGCCGTCATGGGTATACGGGACCGATACACCTGATTATCGACGACCAGGACGCAAGAGCCGCAGAGTATTTCGAGCTCGATTTTCCTGTTCACCAGTTCAACAAGGACCAGCTCGCCAGCCAAACGGACTGCGGAGACAACTTCGGACAGATGGCTACAATTACGCACGCCCGCAATGCGTCGTATCAGATAGCAAAGGAAATCGGGGTGCGGTACTGGATCCAACTCGATGACGATTACACCCGCTTCGAGTGGAGATTCTACGAGTTCGGAAATCCGCAACCGATATGGAACCTCGACAAGGTGTGGGAATCCATGCTCACGTTCTACAAGGAGACGCCAACTACGACGATAGCGATGGCGCAGGGGGGAGACTATATCGGCGGCAAGGATAACGCCGGAGCCAAACGGCAGACGCTCAAACGCAAGGCGATGAATTCGTTTATCTGCTCCAACGATAGGCCGCTCAAGTTCGTCGGCACCTTCAACGAGGACGTAAATACCTACGTGACCCTGGGGGCTCGTGGGGTGCTATTCTTCACCAACCCGTTCGTCAACCTCGTGCAGACCACGACGCAGAGCCAAAAGGGAGGTATTACGGAACTGTACCTGAACTTCGGAACCTACGTGAAGGCATTTACGACCGTGACAATGGCACCGAGCTGCGCACGCATCAGTACGGTGGGAGATAAGCGCCCTCGCATCCATCATCACATCCTTTGGAATTATGCTGTACCTAAGATCGTTTCGCCGTCCCTAAAAAAAAGTGCGTAGTATTTGCATATTTGTATAGTTTACCTATCTTTGTGCTATGAGCAACAGATTTGCACCGATGGGGTATAAAGCAGAATATTACGTGAAGGACAGGTATATCGGCATAATACCATGGCAGCACGATTTTGCGCCTTCTTCTACAGGTTACGAGTCCCGCATGGACTTCACCGCCAAGCAGGATTTTAAGGTCGGCAAGAAATGGATTCGCAAGGGCGAACAGTATTGGACGATGATGATTCCAGTATGCGGAAAAATGGTGAAGTCATGAGCGAGCGATACAACGGACACGCAAATTGGGAGTGAAGCACGACTACGCATACCGCGCCACCTTCTACGGCTACGTCGGGATTCTGGCCCTCCTGCTATATTTGGCCCTGTATGGCTGAAATCTACCGCGCTGTCTTCACGTGTCCCGA